TACCACGACCGGGTTATCATCCGTGGATTGCGCCGTGTGCAGCTGCAGCATTTTGCCGATAAGATTGCCGTCGGATGTAATGCTGCCGTCGGTGTAGAGTGCGTCTTTCAGACGCAAAAAACCTGTAATCGTGCCGCCGGTCTTGTCCAACTTGCCGGACACCGCCGACTTGACGAGCGCGATCAGCTTTGCGGCCGACAGCGGATTTACGTATTTATCGCTCATACTATCCTCCTACGTGTTAATTCGCGTCCCAGAGGGCCTGCATTTCGTCTGCCGTCATGGCGGTCAGCGTGGTGACCTTATCGGGCATACCGTCGAGCTTGGCTTTATCCGCGGCGGACATAAGCCCAGCCGCGGACTGCGTAGCCGCAGCCGTGCTGGCTTTGCTGGCCAAGGCGGCTGTCACGACTTTGTTTTGCACGGGGTTGGTGCTGGTCGTTGATAGAGCGCTGTCCACATCGATCGTGCCCCCACCGCCACCACCGGAAGGCGACGATCCGGAAGGACCGCTATCGGACGTGTTGTAGCTGCTGCCGGATTCGACGCTATTCCCGACCGATGTTTTGCCGGAAAAAACGAATGTGTAATCCGTGATGATTGACGGGTATTCCCGGCCGTTGATGTCCTCGACGATGACCTTGTCGAAAATATCAAGCCGCGGGTCTGCCGGAAGATCGCCGGAGAACTTATAGATCGGCTTGTTTTTCAGCTGCTCGTACGCCGTCTCCGCGACTGCTTCAGCAGCGACCGTGATCGACCCTGCTGGTCCTTCGATACCCAGCCACAGGTTGTCGTCGTTCAGTTCAATGACATAGCCGCCGGAACCGGAAAAGTATGTGTGTTCCTGCCCGTCACTGGCGAACGTCTTTTTCACGCGAACGCCTGTAACTTCTACCGGCGTTTTCGCCACTTCTACCGGATTGATCCACTGCGTAAGCGTCACATCTGCCGCAGACGTGATCGGGCGCACAAACAGTGCGTTTCCAGACACCATGGCATTGCCACCGCAGGCCAGCGCAATTGCTTCAATCACCTGCCGGATGGTGTGCTGTGTGTCCACGGTCGCCAGTGCGTTATACTGCAGATCCAGTGTGCCGGCCGTCAGGCCAAGCTGCTGCGCCGCCAGTTGCCACAGTTCCGGATAGCTGTGTTCGCCCTGCATCGCCGCCGGGCACAGCACGTCCGCCGCCTTCATGTCGTCGTAACAGGTCAGCGTGGTAACTTCGTGCACGGTTTCCACTTCGTAGACCTTGAAGCTGCCCATGTCCACCATGCGCTCAACGCCGTCAATAGTGATCGCCGCTTTCAGGTGCGCCGTGGCCCCTTCGTACACTGACCAGTAGTCGGCGTTTGACCACCCAATGTCGTACATTTCGATCGTTGCGCATTTGCACACAGCGATCCCGACGGGATAACTGCTGGATGCCGTCTGCGCCGTAATCTTCGTACCACCAGGGCGAAAAAACTGCCGGCCTTCCTGCAGATAGCTGCCGGCCTTGATTGTCACGGTTTCGTCGCCCCAGACAAATGTGACATCATGATCCCACGTAAAAGATACATCGACCACGAAGTTCGTCTGCGACGGGTAAACGCTTGTGATCTGGCTTTCAACTGTTCGCATATCATGTCACCCCCATCACGTCAGCGGATTGACGCCGACCATGTTAAATTCCAGGGACGTAAACAGTTCCTTGTTTTCGTTCAGCCGGCCAATGTCAAGCTGCCCCTTGCCGACGTAAAACCACGACGTACACCACGCGCCATAGTAGGCGGAAAAGTAGTGCAGCTGGAATTGCTGGCCTTTGGCGATGATCTTCAGGATCTGCGACAGCATGGTTTTGCTGATTGACGCCCGGCTATACCCTAGTGCTTCCACCGTGAATAGCGGGCTGACAACAGCCACGCCCGTCTGGACGCGGCCGCTGTCTTCCGTGTAGGTCGTTTCGAAGTCATACGACAGCGCGCCGGAATCCGGCTGGGGAAGTACAAGCCAGCCATCCGACGCGCTTTTGCGAATTTTAATGTATTCTTGTGCCATGTGTTACACCGCTACAAGCGGGTTTTTACCCGTTTGCCCTTTCCGCAGTTTTGCTTCGGTAATGACTTCGTCAAACAGCGTCCGGCGATCCAGACGCGCAATGAATTCATATCGACTGCCAGCGCCGCCGGCTTCTTCGCGCACGATCTGGCGCAGCAGGGATTCCGGCGCTTCCAGGTTGTTGCCGTTGCGCTGGTCGCCCAGCACGGCAAGGAACTGCCGGTTCGCCGGGATGACCGCGCCGCGCGCCAGCATCGGGATCTGCGGCACTGGCAGCGGATTCACGCCCCACATATTCTGGAACGGTGAAATGCCGAGGAAGTGCGCATTGCGGATCGTATTCAGCATGGAATTGATCTTGTTGAACGGTACGGCAATGATCGTGTTCATGCCGCGGATAATGGCGTTGACAACCGTTCGGAAGGTGCTTTCGATGCCCTCCTTGATGCCTGACCAGATACGGCCGCCGGTTGAAAACACGTCCTTGACCTTCTGCCATGCATCGCGGAATTTGCCCTGAAACCATTCCGGCACAGATTTGAAGGCGCTTTTGATTCCATCCCACGCATCCACAGCGCCGGAGGCGACCTTTTCCCACAGGGATTTGAAGCCGTCCTGCAGGCCGCCAATCGGGTTCATCAAATCCAACAAACCGCGGCCTACTTTTTTGATGCCTTCCCACACGTTGCCGTCTAGTATGTCGGCGATACCTTCCAGCACCAAACCGACGCTGCTAAGAATCCACGCGATTCGCTGCATCGCCACATACAAGACGGTTTTCACGATGAACTGCACGACCGGCGAATCCCAGATACGCTTCAGGGATTCGATGATCGAACGCAGTGCTTCGCCGATTTTCGTCAACCCCGCCTGGACGTTGTCCGGCAGCTTGACCTGGCTGACGCCGCTAAAATCAGGCGCGGCAGACCCGCCGCCACCGCCTCCGCCGCCGGAACTGTCGTTTGATTCCCAGCGGTTCATTTCGTCCAGCCCGGAAAGCTGCCGCTTCGCTTTTTCCGCCGCGTCACCGGCTGCGGATGTGGCGTTTGCCTGCTGGTACAGCGCTTTGGCGTTGGCCTGTGCCTGCGATGCCGTCTGACCGAAGATTGCGCCAAACACAGACGAAATAACGGCCGTAAGCTTCGCCAGCCATGACAGCAGCGTCCGAATGGCGGGAAGAACAAAACTATAAATCGGCGCGAAGGCCGTCAGTAGATTGCCCCTGATCTGCGCAAGGGACGCAGACATTTGCTTGTCTGCGTTGATGGTGTTCAGCAGCACAGACCGCATGGCGCGCAGCGCCTTCGCGATCATCGTAAAGATAAACACTTTCTTCGCGATGGTGGCAATGCGCTTTGCGAACTTACCCATTTGCGCAGACACTTTCGACGTCGACACGGCTGCCGCCTGCTGCTTTTGCACGTAGGCATCAATGGCGCTATTGGCTTTTTCATGGTCAGCTCGATACCCTTCCAGCTGCAACTGTGCGTCTTTCAGCTGCTGCGTTGTTTTCTGGATCGCTTCGCCGGTTTCCTGTGATACCGTCCCGGTTTTTCTTGTTTTCTTTTCGCTTTCTTCGACGGCCCGCAGCTCCGCGAGCTGCTTTCTCAATTCGTCGACCTTCTGTGCGGCCTTGTCCACATTGTTCGCAGCCTTTTTCGCGTTGTTTTCCAGCTTCGCAAGGCCAGCGTCAAACTGGCCACTGTTTATCGTTGTATCAAATACCAGATCGCCGACAACATCAGCCATCGCGCACACCCCCTGTCATCAGCTGCCGGATGAATTCATCTTCGTCGTCGGTCAGATGCGCCGACTTGAAATCGATCAATTCCCGGTTTTCGTCGTAGTATTCGCGCTCCCACTTTTCCAGCTTCTTGTGCTTGCGCAGCTTCCGCCGGATATCCAGGATCGTGGAAAACGTGCAGTCACCGATCTCCATGTAGTAGCCGATGAACGTCCACCAGTGCATATACGGCAGCGCGCGCACGTCCTGCCCGGCTACGCGGTTGATCGGCGCAATAATCATCGGGAAATCCTGTTCCCAGTCCATCTGCTTCGGCTGCGGGTGCTGATCGCCGCGATCCACGCCACCGTCCAGAAACCACAGCATGAATTTCACCGCGGCAGCCATGTCCGTGATCTGATCCCAGTCCGGATAAAAGATCTTGACCGCCACTTCGGCGCGATCCTGATCTGTCAGCTCCGGGTCATTCAACGCGGCGCAGATGTCCAGAATTGCACGAAAGTCGCTTCGGATACGAAAACACCGGCCGCCGATACATGCTGTCTTCGGCAGGCCGGTATTCATGATCTGCGCTTCTTCCTGCGCTGACCGCCGCTGTATTTATCCAGGTATTTTGCCTGACGCTTCTGCGCGGCAGCGGTCGCAGCGTCCATCTCGCGCCGGATCTGGCGCGACACGGCTTCCAGAAACGAAATAATCTGCAGGGAACCAGACGGCGTGAGCGAAACACAGTAGGCTTTGCCGAACACTGTATCGCAGACGGGCGAAGGGAACGCCGCGTCCACCTGCTCGCGTGCGTAGGCGTCCAGTTCGCGGATCGTCGTGCGGGCGTCCGTATCGCTTTCCTGCGTGCCCATTTCGTCGGCTTTGGCCTTGATCGCCATCGCGGCCGCTTCCAGCCGGTCGATGATACCGATGTCGTTCGGGTCAAAATAGATCTTCCGGTTTGCGTCGCCATTGATGGTGAACGCTTTCAGGCCGGTTTCAAAAGAAATGTTATTGCTCACGCCGTCACCCCCTTATGCAGTTGCCTTCGTGAACGTGGCCACGCCGTCCGCAATGGCCGCAGTGCCGACCGTGCGCGTGCCGCCGTAGGTCACATCAAACGGCATGTCTACCGTTTTGTCGCCGCCCAGCGACTTCACTTCAATCGCGCAGCCGCTATAGCGCTCGGCAAACATCGCCGTGTCCTTCGTGCCGGCATAGCAGTGCACGATCATCATATCCTGTTCGGCCAGCGCTGCGACATCCTGATCCTTGATTGCCAGCTGCCACAGCTTCGTCAGTGCGGTTTCGCCGGCGTCCAGATTGCACGGGTCAAAGGTCTGCGTGATGGTCGGCGCAGACATGGTGGTAAACGTGTTGCCGAGAATGTCCCGCGTGGTTTCTTTGTTCCAGTCATATTCCTGGCTACTGTCCTCCACGCGCTTGCCGATGATCGACCAAACCGGCGCGGAAGATGTGCCGGTATTTAGGAAGGCCATCAGCAGCTTGCGGGCGATCGTCTGGCCCGCGGCTGTGTTAAAAGTCGTACTTTCAGGCATAATGCATCACCTTTCAAAATTGTTGTCGTACCGCATCGACAGGGACACGGCCCAGTCTTCCACACCGTCGGCATAGCGCCCGGCCAGATAGGCCGCCGACACCTGTACAAATGCAGTGATCGTCCGGCCATCGCCGAGGTCTGGCCACGCGGCAAGCGTGTACTGCTGGCCGTCCGCCGTGATCGGCTGTTTTTCCAGCCATCGCGCCAGTTTGTCCAGCCATCCCTTGATGTGGATGCGGTCAGTTTCCGACTGCGGCACGGCGCGATATACCACCTGAAACGCATAGTTGCATTTCTGGTACACGCCGCCCATGATGTCGGTCGTTTCGCTGATTACCGTCGCAGCAGCGGACGGATAGATCCCGACGCCGGACTTGTCGCCCAGCTCGCCGAACCGGATTTCCCGCGCGCCAATGGCCGGGAAATCATTCAGCAAGCCGCTCAGGATCGTTGAAAAATCTTTCGTATCAACCATTTGATTCCCCCAGGATGATCCGCTTGCACTCCGCGGCCCATTCCTTGCCGTGTTCGTTTTGGGCCACTTCCGCCCAATGCGCAATGCCGGTAGAAAGCTTCAAATCACGATCTGTCGCAACAAGTGTCGCGCCTTTTCTGAAACGCAGGCCGACATTCGGGATGTTCGCAGGGCCTTTCCCGGTTTTTGAATCCACCATGACCTTACCCATATACAGATACCGCGCATACGGTCCTGGGAACACAACCTGCCGGCCGCCTTCGGCGACATACGACCGCTGCTGCAAGTTCCCACTGCGATACGGCATATATAGCTTGCTGTCCGCAAGCGCCTGCTGCACCAGCCATTCCTGCGCTTTGGCGAATCGCGGGCCGTATTTGGCGAACCGGAGATTTACCCGGACGTGCCCTTTGACATAGCTGACGTTCTTATAGTGCTTGATGTCGCTCATGACGCCGTTACCTCAAAGTGTGCAATCAGCGGAAACCACGCGCAGGATGTGATGCGGTGGCATTCTGTGATTTTGCACAGCGCGTCATATTCCGCCCATTCGTGATCGCCGCGGCAGAAATAGTCGCCGGGCTGAAATGCGATCAGTCTACTGCGGTCATCCGCCGCCTGGTACACTTCCGGCGTCGCATAGGTCAGCGCGCCGATGGACGCTTTCGGGACAAGCAGCAGCACATAGTGCCCCGGCACATCGCCGGTCGTACCTGGCGTCATAGCGGTTTTTGCTTCCACCTTGACGCCGGCCAGCACGTGCCGCTCCCACGTATCGGCCTGACCGCGCGCGCCGCGCACGCGCGAAAAAAGCGTGATCGTATCGCTATGCAGCAGCAGCATCAGCACGTCACCCCCGCGTACAGCACAAGGACGCCATCCACGGCCACGCCGGAAAGCCAGCGCCGAAGCAAGTCAAACACCAGCTCGTCTCGCGCTGCTATGGTCTTCGCAGCGGTCGTGTAGCAGCTGTCGGCCGCTTTATATGTGATCGATTCGCTGCCGGACGACACCGACGCCACAGGGCCGGCGGTTTTTATGCCGCCGACGTCTGCGGTTTCAGCCGCGCTGTCACGCGCCTGGTCAATGCGGTAAAGGCATTCGGCCAGTTCGCACGCGCAATCCTGCAGCTTTTCGGCGTCGATCGTGGATTCCGGCAGCGTGCCGCCGAAGCGGTCGAACGTAAAGCGGTCGATCTCCCGCGACGCCGCACGCAGGTAGCGGGCAGCAGTCACTTCGTCGCGGAAAGGGGACAGATCGTCCCCGTACCGTTTTACGTATGTGTCAAAATCCGCGTACACCGTGATTCACCTGCCGATCACGCGCTTGCGTAGGACTTCACGTGCACCTGCGCAGCGTCCAGAACACGCAGGGCGACGTTTTCCTCGACCTGCGCCTTCGTACCGGCAAACAGCTCAGAATCGACCATGCGGACGATGCTGAAGTTATCGCCGACACCGAAGACGTTCGGATCGTACATGATGAATTCCACCTTCGCGAGGTTCGCCGCCGTAACGCTGGCCTTCGTACCGCCGT